GCCTATCCGGCGATTGTCCAGAACCGGGAAGTGGTCAAAGGGGTGGTAGTCGGGGACGACGATGGCATTCCGGCCATTGATCCGCATACACAGAAGCCCTTGACCGATCCGCAGACGGGAGCGCCGGTTTGGGCTGTTCCTCCGGGGTTCAAGCAGAACCGCGCCGACCAGATCGGCGAGCATATGTCCTGGCAGCTATTGGACGAAATGCCGGAATGGGAACCGGAGACCGATACGCTGCTGCATGTTCTGCCGATTGTAGGATGTGACTTTCGCAAGAGCTATTTCGATCCCGAGAAGATGCGGAATTGTTCGCTGCGGGTTTCTGCGATGAAACTCGTTATTAACTACAAGGCGAAGTCCATGGAGACGGCGCCGCGTATCTCCGAGGAATTGGAGTTCTACCCGAACGATATTGAAACCATGTTCCGGTCTGATTTGTGGCTTGAGCCTGCTACGCCATTCGGAACGGCTGCAAATGCGCAGGATGGCGACAAGGACGCGCCGCATGAGTTCATCGAGCAGCATCGCACTTGGGATTTAGACGAGGATGGCTATGCCGAACCGTATATCGTCACCCTCCACAAAGAATCCAGACAAGTCGTCAGAATTGTCGCCCGATACGATGCCGATAGTATCCATTTCAGCGGACGCACTCATAGAATTGTTAAGATTGAGCCAATCCATTATTACACCAAATATGATTTCCTGCCTAATCCCGATGGAGGCATATACGGCATTGGTTTTGGCCAGCTGCTGCGACCCATTAACGAAGCCGTTAACACGACACTGAACCAGCTCATCGACGCCGGGACATTGCAGAACACAGGCGGCGGCTTCATCGGCAAGGGATTGTCGATGAATGCCGGCGCAATCCGGTTCCAGCTTGGCGAATACAAGGTCGTCAACGTCTCGGGCCAGAACGTCCGCGACAGCATTGTGCCGATGGATTGGAAGGGGCCAAGCCCGGTTCTCTTTGAATTGCTCGGTATGCTGGTCGATAGCGGCAAGGAAATAGCATCGATCAAAGACGTGCTGACGGGCGAGGACAATCAGCCCAAACACGCCGGCCACCACGACGCTCGCGATCATCGAGCAGGGTTTGAAGGTCTTTACCGCGATTTACAAGCGGGTTTACCGTTCGCTCAAATCCGAACTGGCAAAGCTCTATCGCCTGAATCGTGTTTATGGCGATGAAGTCTCGCAGTATAAAGTTGGAAACACCTGGAAGAAGATTGCGAAAGAGGATTACGTTAAGGGTAGTGGCGTAGAGCCCGTCGCCGACCCGACGATGGTAACGGACATGCAGGCGTTGGGGCGGGCTCAGTTCCTCATGCAGTTTGCCAATGATCCGCTATGCGATCCGAAAGAGATTCGTGAGCGGATCATGAAGGCGGCGAGCATCGAAAACATCGACAAGATCATTCTCGCCCAGCCGATGCCCAATCCTGAAATCGCAGCCAAGGGCATGGAATTGGAGCAGCGCGGCAAGGAGCTGCAGGACAAGGGCCAATTGCTGTTGCAGGACGCGCAGACCAAGAAGGCGCAAGAGGTTCTGTACTACGCTCAGGCCATCAATCAGCTTGCGGCAGCGGACAAGGCCGTTGGCGATCAGCACATAGCTTGGCTTGACCAGCAATTGCAGGTCTGGGAACGGCAGCATGAGGCGGCTACGCAGCCGGTTGGAGAAGGGCAGACTGTGCCTGGTGCGCCACCGATGCCGCCGCCAACTCCGCCTCCGCCAGCGGTGCAGCAATGAGCGAATGGAAACGTCCTGGTCTTTGCAAGTATTGCGAACAAACGAGTGATATTTGCAATTGGCCGATGACCGATTGTGTGAATAGAAATAAGCGTTTCTATGGCTTTTCGCCCTTACCCTACACCATCGACAAGACGCTGACGCCTGCGCTGATGTATGTGTTCGACCAGCCGCTGACTGAGGCTGAGAAAAATACTGGCGTTTCTGCCAAGCGATGAAATTCGATAACCGCTTCGACATCGTATCGGGAGCAGATTCAAAAGGGGATACGGTCTATGTGGACAGGCGTATTCCGCAGTTTTCACGAAAGCTACGAGACAAGCACGGCAAGCCCGCTAATCTCTGGAAATACCTAGGCATACATGAAACGTGGGAAGACGCGGCGGAAAAGCGCGGGTTCACTTATCTCCGCGCTCATGTCAAAGTTGCCACTCCGATGGAGAGACGCGCTGTTGAGGCTGATGGTGTTTCCTGGAAAGCCTACAGCGAAGAGATAGACGGCTATCTTTCTCATATTGAGAAAGAGAAAGTCACGCGACCACCGCCCGCAGGATTGCATATCGATCCGCAGTCGGCGATTGGGCACCATAGGCATAAGGCAAAGTGAAATGGCTTGGAAATCACAAATATTGCTGTCGAGTAGTGACGACGGTTTTCATCATGTTAATGCTTGGATAGATGGAGATAGTTATGTGGAAACTCTACTTGGTGCTCAACTAATCTTCAATTCATTCAGCCATGGTCATGAAACATGGGTGAGAGAAGAACCGCAGGCAACGACTCATACGGATTTTGATACGAAAGCTGTTCATCACCGAGGATTTACGCGATTGTCCTTTCGGTTGAATGATGGCCCATTGCATCATATGGAAAAAGGCATTGTGCCACTATCTTTTGCAGATGCCTAAATGATTACGCGCGAGCAATACGGCGAATGGCGCAATCACCCAGCAACCCAATTCTTCCGCCAGTTTCTCAAAGACCGCGCAGACAGTTTAATCCACGCCGGCACCGAGGCGTGGTTGAATAACGATACTGCGTTCCAAAAGGACGAAGCGCGCGGCAGAATCCGCGAGGCGCTTGAGCTAGAAGATATTCACTACGACACCATTGCGGTGTTTTATCAGGAAAGAGAAAATGCAGGAAAAGATACTGCGGACGATCCACGCTGAGTATATTCCAGCGATCTATCTCGGTGAAAACCGTTCCGGCTGGTCCCCTATCGGCGATTATGTGCTGGTTAGACCAGACGCCATCGCGCGCAAATCATCCGGCGGCGTCGTGCTTCCTGACGATCTGGCCGAACGAATGCAGCTTGCGGCCATTACCGGCGTCATCATCGAATGCGGGGACGAAGCATTCAGGTGGAACGCGGACAGAACGCGGCCTTATGAGGGCTACAAGCCCCAACCCGGCGACCGCGTGATATTCGAGAAATATGCAGGAAAGCCGATCCTTGGTGATGATGCAAAGCACTATCGCATCATGGACGACAAGGCCATCGGCGGAATCAAGAAGAGGAAACAATGAGTGACACGCAAGGCGCAGAAGCCGCGCCCGACAATGCACCGAATGAAAGCGAAGCCGAAGCCCGCAAGATGGGCTGGGTTGCCAAGGAAGAGTTCCGAGGCGATCCCGACAAATGGCGACCCGCCGAGGAATTTCTTGATCGCGGCAAGCGCATTCTGCCGATTGTCCTCAAGGACAATGAACGGCTACAGCGCAATCTCGACCGTGTAAAAGACGATCTGAAAGAACTGCGGGAATCAACCAAAGAGATTGTCGAGTTCCATACGCAGGCAGCCAAGCGCGAATACGAGCGCGGGCGCCGCGATATTGAGGCGAAGATCGAAGCCGCTGCTGCCAACGCCGATGCCAATACCGTGCGCCAGGAAATGGTCAATCTGGACAACCTGACGAAGCAGAATACGCCGGCACCAAAAAAGGTCGAGCCGAGTATCCAAGTCGATCCTGAAATTCAAGATTGGATCACAAAAGAGACGTGGTTCAATCGGGATCGAGCCTTGAATGGTTATGCAATCGACGTTTACGACCGTTTGCAGCGCGACAAGCCGGGGATGACACAGGCCGAATTGCTTGCGGAAACCAAGAGGCAGACAGTTGACAAGTTCCCCGAGAAATTCGGGATCAATCCAAATCGTGAGAATGCGGCGTCTGTGGCGACACCATCTGGCGGCAATGGCGCGTCGCGCAAGAATGCCAAGAGCTACGACAACCTGCCGGCTGACGCCAAGAAAGCCTGCGACAAGTTCGTAAAGACAATTCCCGGCTACACGAAAGAGAAATACGTGGCCGATTATGATTGGGAAGGATAGGCAATGGACGAATTACAGGAACGGCGCGGCCCCGGTCGGCCACCGAAATATATTACCGAAAATACTCAGGCAGCACCTATCGAAACCACCGCTCCCCGGCCGCGATCCAATCGCAAGCCGTTCGGAACGCTGGAACAGACAATGGCCTACGAAAGCAGGCCAGGTTTCCACAGGCATTGGTTCAATGACGTGAAAGACCGTATCTCAAGGGCTCAGGAAGCGGGATACGAACACGTCAAAGACAAGAACGGCAAGAACGTCCAGATGGTTGTCGGAACCGCAGAAGGCGGCGGCGCCATGCAGGGTTTTCTCATGGAAATCCCCGAGGAATGGTACAAGGAAGATATGGCGGCGCAACAGAAGATCGTTGACGACCGCGAAGCCACTATCAAGCGTGGCGAGGCTGAGAGGCAAGCAGGGGACGGCCGTTACATTCCCGCCCAGGGAATTTCAATCAAGCACGGCTCATAAGTCCCTATCACCATTTTCTGAAATTCATACGTGGGGAGTTTTAACCCATGGCGACGAATACGGCACCAGCTCGGGGCCTTATTCCTTACTGCCATTTCGATGGGAGTAAGTATAACGGCTCGGGCAACATCTACTACGTGGCGGCAGCCTATACCGCGACGAGTATCTTTATCGGCGATCCGCTGGTTACTCATAGCGCCAGCAACGATGCGAATGGTATTCCTGCCGTTAACATCGGCGTAACTGGTTCGGCAATCTTCGGCGTGATGCTCAGTATCGTGGACGGCGGCCCGTTTGCCGCCACTCCGATTACGGTCACTCGCGATCTGTCGACCTACCATCCTCTGGGGACCGCGCAGTACATTCTTTGCTGCGACGATCCCACGGTGCTTTATGCGGTGCGTGACGACGGTTCGTCCCAAACCAACTTTGCACCGTCTCTCTGGCCCGGCAAGAATGCGACCCTTATTCCCGGTTCTGGCAACACCACGACCGGCTATTCGGGTTGGCAGCTTGCGGCCTCCACGGTTGCGACCACAAACACGCTTGATGTCAAAATCATCCGTGCTTTGAACCAGGCAGATAACCTCATTGGCACAACCACCAATACCAACATGAACGCAATTTGGCTCGTGAAACTCAATAACAATGAGTACGCGAACCAGAGCGCCGGCGTATAGGGGGAGATAACCAATGGCCGTTATCACAACTGGCGCACATCCGAAAGCACTCTGGCCCGGCATCAAGGAATGGTGGGGCCGCTCATATGCCGAACACAAGGAGGAATGGCCGAATCTGTTCGATTCGGAGACCTCCGACAAGGCATACGAAGAGGACGTGGAAATCTCCGGCTTCGGGCTCGCCCCGATCAAGCCGCAGGGTTCCGCTATCGACTACGACACCGAAGTTCAGGCTGCGGTCACGCGCTACACGCACGTTGCCTACGCTCTGGGCTACATCGTGACCTACGAGGAATTGCGGGACGACCTTTATGAAGTCGTCAGCAAGAGACGAGCCAAGCAGCTCGCCTACTCGTTCCGTCAGACGAAAGAGAACGTGTGTGCGAGCGTCTATAATCGCGCATTCAATGCTTCGTTCCTCGGTGGCGATGGCGTGTCGATGATTAACTCCGCTCACCCCACCACCACGGGCGGCAATCAGTCGAACGTCCTGACGACCGCAGCGGACTTGTCCGAGGCGTCAATCGAAAACCTCGTCATCCAGATCATGCAAGCCCTGAACGGCAGAGGGTTGAAAATCTCCCTCATGCCCGAAGGTCTGCATGTTCCCGTGCAGCTCTGGTTCGAGGCCAATCGCGTCCTGAAATCCGTGTTGCAGAACGACACGGCGAATAATGCCATCAACGTGCTCAAGGCAACCAACGTGTTTCCGAAGGGCATTCAGATGAACCATTATTTCTCGTCGGCAACTGCTTGGTTCATCCGAACCAACTGCCCGGCGGGATTGAAGCATTATACGCGCGACGCGATCATGTTCGATCAGGATAACGACTTCGATACGAAGAACGCGAAAGCGGCTTCCTACGAGCGTTATTCGGTCGGCTGGTCCGACTGGCGGCAGATTTTCGGAACTGCCGGCGTCTAGCTCCCGTTCCCATTTGCGACCTGCCGATGGGGACCAACTGGCCCGCGCGAATGCGGGCTTTTTTCATTCAACCCGACACGACACAATCGGCCGTTTTCGTGGGCGGCCAGGAGAACTGCCATGACTGCATTTGAAGGTCCGTTGATTGTCTATGGGGTGAGAAATCCCCCTGGACAGGGCGGAACGACCAATCCGAACAAGGCACCATCGCCTATCGAGCAGGGCGTTGGTATTCTGGATGCTCGCGCTGGATTCAATCAAAACCGCTGGGGCGCATTGTGCTGGATGGGCTCTGGAGGGGCATTTGTTCCACTCATCAACCAATCGCCGATTACTCTTACGACTACGAATATCGCGGCAAGTCAGACGGCGGTTTCTGGAACTGCCCTCACTCTGATTTCAACGGCCAACACCGGCGTAACGCTTGTTGCGAGTGGTGGTGTGACGGTATGGGCCTCCGGTAACGTCATCCCGGCCAATACGCTCATTCTGGACGGTCTGCCGGGGATTATCAGCCCATATCGGGCTGTAGCGCAGCCATCGTCCGGTAATACGATGGTGTCGTTGTATGATCCGACCAAATCCATTGCCCGCAATGTCCGGATCACCTGTAGCGGTGACGATCATCTGGGCAGCTTTCTTGTCTCCGGTTATGACCTCTATGGTTATACGCAGACAGAATCGATCACTGGCGTTATTACTTCGGTCGCATCCGGCAAAAAGTCGTTCAAGTTCATTTCGTCTATTGTGCCGGCTGGTACGCTTAGCTCCACCGCCCTTACGGTTGGCACTGGCGACGTGATCGGCTTTCCGTTCCGGGTCAATTCTCCAGGTTATACCAATATCTGGTGGGCCGGCACGCAGGCTACAGTTACTACCAACCCGTTCGGTACCGCGTCCGCTTATACGTTTGCCGACACGACCTCACCGGCAACGTCGACTACGGGCGATCCTCGCGGAACGATCTATCTCGGAACCGCGACGGCCTCCAACGGCACGGCTTCGCGAACTCTGCAAGTTGCGGTGTCTCTCGATCCCTCCGCCTTCGGTGCGGCGGATGCCATCTTCGGGGTGACCCCAGCGTGAGTTTTGATGACGTAAGCATATCGGGGGTTGGCGAGCCCTCCCTTGGCCAACCCCCCTTAATCTCAGGAAACAGGAAAACATGACCATCTACGCAGGCGGACACGCTCAAGTGGTTGCATTCTTCGAGGACTTTCTGAGGCAGTTAAGAGCCAATCCCAAGATCGGATATGGGGTGATGGTAGGAGTGGAAGAGTTCACCAACGATTCCATGGGCGGGTTTGTCGGGGATAGACTTTTGGACCTGAAGGCCGAAAAGGCTGTCAGGTGTGTTGCCGATCATATCGCGGAATTGAGGGTTAATCGGCAGATGACGCCTCGCGATCCTCATGCGCCGGCCAATCTGGTGATCTACAACGTGCCTGCGGGTTCGATCTGCTTCGATTTTCTGAACTGGATCATCGACGCTGAAATGCACCGCAGGATGGAAGGCGCACCGCCTCCGCTGAAGGTGCATTTCTGGTTCGGCCGAAATGGTACTGACGGGCTTTACACGGAACGCTGCAAGAAGATGTTTGAGCATGTGGTGAAGCCATCGCTCGAGCTGATCGGCGCTATCGAACATACGGACGCGCTGAAGGGCCGATTCTATCCGACCCGGCATATTCACCAGCTTGTTACGCATTCCCGAGAGGGCGTTGAAATCCCGCGTTTCAAGGCGCCGGACAAGGCTTTGAAGCAGATGCGGAAATGGCTTGGGGATGTAAAGCCTATTACCATTACACTTCGGGAAGCCGAGGATTGGCCGCACCGCAATAGTTCTCTGGATGCCTGGATTCGGTTTGCCAAGGATCGAGAGGCAGAAGGCGAGACGGTTATCTTTGTGCGGGATACCCATAAGGCGGACGAGCCTTTGGAGGAGTTTCGTATCTGTCCCGACGCCTCCAAGAACCTTATCTCCCGCTGCGCGCTCTATGAGCTGGCCAAGGCCAATCTGTTCGTAGCCAATGGGCCGTGCGAGCTAGGGAAGTTCGGCAGCAATCCGTATCTGGTCTTTACCCAGATCGAACCGGAAGGCTCCCCGTATCAGGCAAATACCGCATCGTTCTGGCAGCGCGAGGCTCTGATGGATATTCTCAAGAACGAGCAATACCCGTGGGCCTCCCCGCAACAGCGCGTGGTTTACAAGAAAGACACCTACGAGAATATCTGCGCGGCATGGGAGGAAATCAACGTGAATATCCCGGCCCCTCATACTCTCGTATTGCCCTCCAATCCCAACGGCAAATTCATTGAATAGGGGTTCTTAGATGCGACCAATCTATATCTATAATCTCGGATCGGCCGGGGGACCTGCCAGCGATGGCAATACAGGTCCTATTCCGCTGGATACGAAGCAAGCCCCATTCAATGTCTCCATCGGATGCGTGGCTACGGGCACTGTGACGTACAGTATCCAGTACACCTACGACGATCCGGGGGTGGCTTTCGGGTCTGGAACCAATTGGTTCAATCTTGCGGCCATCACTACTCAGACGGCCACCATAGACGCAAACTTGACATTCCCGGTGACGGCTATTCGTGGGCATGTCACGACAGGAACCGGAAACGTATCGTTCTCGATCATCCAAGGGTGGTCCGCGCCATGATAAGATTTATCATTGCTTTTATTCTGTTTCCGACAATCGCATTTGCCCAGACGCCAGCTCCAGTAACATCGAAGTCGGGTGTTTATCTCGCGGTCGGGACAAGTCAGTTTGCTTTGTCGGTAACGACCAATACGCAATTAACCGTTCCTGCGGGGGCTACCTGCGCACAGATCACGGTGGAAACCGCCAACGTCAGGCGCACGTCGGACGGATCGAGCGCCAGTTCGAGCAATGGAACGCTGATCCAATCGGGTGCGACCTGGCAGGATTGCGGCCCTTTGACGCTCTATAAATTCACGGCAGTATCGGGCTCGCCGACCCTTGACGTTGAATACTTCAAATAGGTCAATGACATGAAGCCTATTATCGCCAAGCAGCTTTTAATTACTGCGGTTTCCTTGCTGTCATTGAGTGAGCAGGTTCTTGCACAGATCGGCCCTATCAATGGCGGCGGCTCTAGCGGAACAACCACGGCGGCAAGCGTCGCGACAGCTTGTGCAGCTACCAATAATCAAATCTTGTGGGTATCTGGAACAACTTGCACAGGTCTAACATCTGCTACCAGCAGTGTAGTGGTCACAAGTGCAACTGGAACGCCCGTAGTCACAGCATCATTACCATCTGGGCTTACTATCCCGTCCGCGACAATGACGGCTCCGGTTCTTGGAACGCCGGCGTCGGGAACGGCTACTAATCTAACGGGATTGCCGCTTGGTTCTGGTGTATCCGGCACTCTTCCGGTAGCCAACGGCGGCACCGCAGTAACGGCGGCTGGTATCACCGCATTCACCAACATTATAGGTGCAGCGACGCTCCCTGTTGCTAACGGCGGCACCGCTGTCACCGCCGCTGCTACCACCTCGACGGCGATTTACACGACTTCGACCACCGCGTACCAGCGTGATCTGGTCATCACCAACGGCGGCGCGTCCACCTGCTTCGTGTCCGCTGGCACCGGGGTGTCGAG